CGAGGAATAACTCGACAAACTTTGCACGCTCGGCCTTGATATCCTTGCCGAGTTTGCCGCCGACTACGTCGTACCAGGGAGTGACCAGCGCGCCGGTCGCAAGATCCTTGACGCTGAAGTGATGAATCATTGCACCGGCGTACTCGCGGATCGCGTCGCCGGTCGTGGCGGCGGCGTTTGCGAAACCCTCACGGGCAGCGTCGAGGTTGAGGACGCGTGGGGCTGCGGTGATGGTAGTTACGTTCACGTGAGACTCCTGAAAAACAACCCGGAGGACTGCGCCGGGGATCGCAATCGATGTCTTAATCGATGGAGCCATTAGACCATAACGTACCACGGAATGCAAATATTTCGTGATCGAAATTAAACCTAACAAATGTTAGGATTCGGCGGAAACAATGGGGGAAAAAATCGGCCCAAACCGAACCCTACCCATCCCCCACCCCCCAAAGAGGCCAGATCGGAGTCCCGTTTCCCCCCACACTATGTTCCGTACACTTGGGTACCTTTTTTAAAAATTCCCCAACAACCGGTACCACAAAAAAATATTCCAGTCGGCTGGACCCCACCCCCCCTCAAATACGGAAACACCCCCCTTTGGAGTCCCACATACTTGTGTTAGACTAAGTAAAGTTTTTCATTGGTGCTCTTTCCCGATGATTCAATTGCAACCAGAAGCCAACCACCCAATCCCTTTTGATCTCTCCGATGAACAGCCCAAAACGCACAAGGATGCGGTTGCGGTAGCTGTAAACACGGCGAACCTGCTTGAGCAACTCGGCGGGGATCTGCACTACGCGGATGAAGATCTACACAAGGCAGCTTCCTTAATTAATGGTGCGGGTAAGACTCCGCTACCTAAGCACATCATGGTGCCAGCCGAAGCAAAGGCTGTGTCTCTATTAGTTAAGCAGTTTGATTTCCAAGCGTTTGCTGACGCACAGCAAGCCCGCAACTACATCACCAACAAGCTGCTAAAGATAAGTGACTGCGGCGATCCTAAGCTTGAGCTAAAGGCGTTAGAGCTACTTGGCAAGCACAGCGATGTGGGTCTATTTACCGAGCGCAGTGAGATTACTGTTTTGCACAGCACAAGCAAAACGCTGGAAGATAGTATTAAGGATAGGATCAAGCGCCTGCTTAATGCAGAGGTGATTGATGTGCGGCCTTTAACGGCTGAGTTAGACGAGCCAGATACCGAGCCAGAAGTCCAAGACATAGACCTAGAAGAAGAGAACAATGGCGATACTTGATGATGTATCGTTAAAGGACATCCCTAACGTACTCGACAAACTGACTGAGGCGGACTTACGTGTACTTGAGGCTCAGCTAACCAAGCTTGAGAAGCTAAAAGAGCGTGAGCTGTGCCAAGATAAGTTCATTAAGTTCGTAGAAAAGGTGTGGCCCACGTTCATTTCCGGTCGGCACCACAAGATTATGGCTGCTGCCTTTGAGCGAGTGGCTAGGGGCGAGCTAAAACGGCTCATTATCAACATGCCACCCCGCCATACCAAGAGCGAGTTCGCCTCTTACCTGCTCCCTGCTTGGTTTTTGGGTAGGTTTCCGCACAAAAAGGTGATCCAGACGTCTCACACCGCTGAATTAGCGGTCGGTTTTGGCCGAAAAGTGCGAAATTTGGTGGATTCCGACGTTTATACCGGTATTTTCCCCAATATTAGCCTGCAAGCAGACTCAAAAGCCGCCGGTCGGTGGAACACCAGCAAGGGGGGTGACTACTTTGCTATCGGTGTGGGGGGTGCAGTGACCGGTAAGGGTGCTGACCTACTAATAATAGATGACCCACACAGCGAGCAAGAGGCAGCTCTAGCGGCTACCAACCCAGAAGTCTACGATAAGGTATACGAGTGGTACACATCAGGCCCTAGGCAGCGTCTACAGCCGGGTGGAGCTATTGTAGTAGTGATGACGCGCTGGGCTCAGCGCGACCTAACGGGCCAAGTGATTAAATCCAGCGCCCAGCGCGGGGGTGAAGAGTGGGAGGTGATTGAGTTCCCTGCCATTATGCCCTCGGGTAAACCCTTATGGCCTGAGTTCTGGTCCCTTGATGAGCTGTCTGCACTCAAGGAGGAGCTACCTAATAGTAAGTGGCAAGCGCAGTACCAGCAGAACCCCGTTGGTAACGAGTCGGCTATTGTTAAGAGGGACTGGTGGAAGCTTTGGGAGAAGGATGCACCCCCTCCTTGTGACTACATCCTCCAGACGTGGGACACGGCGTTTGAGAAGAACCAGCGTGCTGACTACTCCGCAGGTACAACTTGGGGCATTTTTTACAACCCCGAGGATGGCGACCGCCCAAACATCATTCTGCTAGATGTGTACAAAAAGCGAGTTGAGTGGGTTGAGTTAAAGCGCGATGTACTTGAGCAGTACAACGAGTGGGAGCCAGATGGGATGCTGATTGAGAAAAAGGCTACCGGTGCCCCACTGATATATGAATTGCGGGCGATGGGTATTCCCGTGCAGGAGTTCACGCCGAGTAAAGGACAAGATAAGATTGCCCGGTTAAACTCAGTAAGCGACATAATTGCATCAGGCAAGGTTTGGGTTCCACAGACCCGTTGGGCGGAAGAGCTGGTTGATGAGATTGCAGCCTTCCCTTCAGGCGAACACGACGACTTAGTGGACGCCACTACTTTGGCCTTGATGCGCTTCCGACAGGGTGGTTTTCTGCGGCTACCTACGGACGAACCGGAAGAAGTTAGGTTGTTTAAGGGTTCCCGCAGGACTTCTTACTATTAAGGACTACAGACCAATATGGCCTCCAATTCAATGATGCCTTCTCTCTCCCCGGCCCCTATGGGCCTTGATGACTTGGAGATGGACGACGGCCCCGCTATTGAGATTGAGATTGAAGACCCGCAAGGGCTAAAAGTGGGGGTCGATGGGGTTGAAATTGACCTTATGCCCGACACGGGCGAAGCTGGAGAGGACCAATTTGACGACAACCTAGCTGAATATATTGATGAGAGTGAGCTAGGGAAGATTGGCTCTGAGATCACCGCCATGATTGAAGCCGACATAACCAGTCGCAAGGACTGGGCGGATATGTTTGTGCGGGGGCTAGAGGTCTTGGGGATGCGCTATGAAGAGCGCACGGAGCCTTGGAATGGCGCGTGTGGTGTGTACTCCAGCATTTTGACTGAGGCTGCTGTACGGTTCCAGTCCGAGACGATTATTGAGACGTTCCCCGCTGCTGGCCCAGTAAAGACCGAGATCATTGGGCAGGTCACTAAAGACAAAGAAGACGCAGCCGAGCGTGTCCGTGATGACATGAATTACCAACTGACCGAGGTGATGGTCGAGTACCGCCCAGAGCATGAGCGGATGCTGTTTAACTTGGGGCTGATCGGCTCGGCGTTTAAGAAGGTCTACTTTGATCCGGCTCTTGGGCGGCAGGTGTCGATGTTTGTACCTGCTGAAGATGTGATCATTCCTTACGGCTCAAGTGGTGCTCGCAGTGCCGAGCGGGTTACGCACGTGATGCGTAAGACTGAGAATGACATCAAGAAGCTTCAAGTTGCTGGGTTCTATATTGACGTTGACTTGGGCGAGCCTACTCGTACGTACACGGACGTAGAGAAGAAAAAGGCGGATGAACAGGGCTACAGCCTAACGGAGGATGATCGGTACCAGATCTATGAGGTGCAGATCGACTATGACCTGCCGGGGTATGAGAACGAAGATGGTATAGCCCTGCCGTATATCGTCACTATTGACAAGGGCACAAGCAAGATCCTAGCCATCTACCGTAACTGGGAGGATGGTGACGACAAGCATCAGAAACGCCAGCACTTTGTGCAGTATGACTATGTTCCGGGGTTTGGTGCGTATGGCTTCGGGTACATACATCTGATCGGTGGGTACGCACGCGCAGGCACGTCTCTTATTCGTCAGCTCGTTGATGCCGGTACGCTCTCAAACCTGCCGGGTGGACTGAAGTCCCGTGGGCTACGGATCAAAGGGGACGACACTCCTATTGCTCCGGGTGAGTTCCGCGACGTTGACATCCCTAGCGGGTCGGTCAGGGACAACATTATGCCCCTGCCGTACAAAGAACCAAGTCAGGTTCTGGCTGCGCTATTGGAGAAGATTACCGAAGAAGGGCGCAGACTTGGCTCTATTGCTGATATGAAAGTCAGTGATATGAGCGCTAATGCTCCTGTTGGTACCACATTGGCTATTCTTGAGCGTCAACTCAAGACCATGTCGGCTGTTCAAGCCCGCGTGCATTTCTCAATGAAGCAGGAGTTCAAGCTCCTCAAAGCCATTATTAGGGACTACACCCCTACTGCGTACGAATACAAGCCAGAGACTGGTGATCGTAAAGCCAAGCAAGAAGATTACGACATGGTGGAGGTTATCCCCGTGTCTGATCCTAATAGCGCGACGATGGCTCAGCGCATCATGCAGTACCAAGCTGTTATTCAACTTGCTGCGCAAGCCCCCCAGATTTACAACCTGCCAGTCCTACACAGGCAGATGATTGAGGTTTTGGGGATTAAGAACGCCGACAAATTGGTTCCAGTTGAAGATGACCAACAGCCTAAAGACCCCATCAGCGAGAACATGGGATTCCTTAAAGGAACCCCTACAAAAGCGTTTATATACCAAGATCACGATGCTCATATTGCAGCGCATCAATCATTTATGCAGGACCCAATGATTGCGCAAA